TTGCAATACCTAATGTCTAGGGGTCACTTTACAATTGTTGTAAATCCTTCTCAATTTTTGTTTGTTCTAAACCATTTTCAATTTTAATTGGAGAAGAAATAGTTTTCTTCTTTCTTCTGATATTTTTTGGTGACATTATTTCTATATTTTATTTAATTAAAATATTATTTGGTAATATAATTAATTTTCTTTGTGTTTCCAAATATAGCCATAAGCTGTTTTTTGAACTCCTCTGATACACCCACCAACAAAACCATAATCAGGATGCTGTGTTATAGCAGTAAGACTTTCCCAATCTTTAACCCATGTTCCATCAAGAGTATATTGAGATATTATTTTAGTTCTCCAAGGCATTTTTCTACCTTTTAATGAATTACTAATTTTACCTCCCCAAGTTATTTTTCTTCCAAAATTTGTTTCACTAATTTTTTGTTTAGTTTCATTAGAAACAATTTTTCCTTTCATTGATTTAGATTTTTTTTCTCGTGTTTCTTGGGATTGTTTTTTACCTATCAACATTTGAGAATATTCAGATTTTAATCTTTCATATACTCTTGAACCTATGACATATGTTTTTTCTTTAATTTTTTGTTTTCCTATAGCCATTAAAAATAAAGCGTGTTTAAGTTTATTTTCATTAGGATATATTTCACAAAGAAGCATATGACATAAAAAATGTTCTCGAGCAGTTAATTCTACAAGATTATTTTCACTATTATCACCTCCTAAACATTTAGGTATAATATGATGTTTTTCTTTATAACCTTCTAGCATTCGATTTTTGGCTCGTTCTATTATTTGGTTGTATATTTTTTGATAATCCATTTGACACTAATTTTATTATAAATATATGTGAGTGTCAAAAGATTTATTTTTAATATACTAATTTGTGGTTTACAACGTTTTCTTCTACTTCATTACAATTTATTAGTTCATATTTTTCTCTTGGTTCCCAAGTATCAAACAGGGTATCAAATGCTTCCATAACTCGTTTACCTTGTTCTTCACCTGTAAATCCAGCTTCTTCTCCAATGGCCCATTCTCTACCTTTTAATCCTCTAGCTCTCAACTCATCTCTACCTAAATTATAGGCATTCATGATTTGAGCAGCTGCGTCTTCAGCTGTGCATCTATCATCCCAAATGTAAGGAGTAACAGGTGAACCAACAATTGAGCGATTAGTTGGAAATACCGGAAATGCCCACTCACCACATTCTTTTATAGTACCATTATGGTTTGAGGGGAAATCAGCGTCAAAATCAACCCACTTATTATCTTTTGAAAAACGCATTTGGTCTTGCATTCCACCTGTTACATTTGCGATAATAGGTCTTCCAGCCAATATAGCCTCAGTTAAACTCAATCCCCATCCTTCATTTGATGTAAGTAGGATTTGTACGTCAGTACAATTATACAGTAAATTCATTTCTTGAGTACTATATCGGTTGGTTGAGAAGAATACATTGTACTGGTCGCCGGTAAGGAATAATTCTCTAACTGCTTCTAAATCTGTACCATGTTCACTTATAATTTCAGTATGTAAAACAAAAGCACATTTTTTAGCTTTCTCAGGTGTTAGTTGGTCTATAAACAATCTATAAGCCAACATAGCATCTGGAATTTGTTTACGTCTAATATTTCTGGAGTTGAAGAATAAGACAAAGTCAAATTCCTTATTTCCAAATAAATTTTTCTTAAACTGAACTAGAGCTGGATCATTCTTGTCTAATGGTTTCATAATCTCATGATTCAAACCATGAGGAACATATCTTACAATTCGACTCTCAGCTTTATCACCTAAAACTAGTTTATTGATATTAACGGTTTGTTTTGAAATACCCATTAATAAATCGCAGGCCTCATAAAACGCTCTGTTATATAATGGTGCTGGGTAATCATCCCAAATGTTTAAATACGCGATTGGTATTTTTCTTCTTATCTCATTCTCAATTTGGAATATATGAATGAAATAACGTGGGTCAGTGATTAACATTAACGCATCTGGTTTTTCCATTTCAATCAACTGACGAATTAATTCTTGACTACCATATCCACTTACTGGATATAATGTAACGCTTGAGTCTGTTAAACCAGTTGTACTATTGGTGTCTTGAGATAGGTCAAAACGTTTACCTTCATCTGGATGTTGAATTGAACCTCCAATTGTAACCCAATTAAAATGTTGTGCTGTGTGTAAGACAATTTCTCTACCCACAGTTGCTACTCCACTATGTACACGAATGTCATCTGTGATTAGCATGATTTTTTTCCTCTTCTCAGGAGGCAAATACGAAAACTTTGAATTCATATAACTAGTTTAATTTAATGTTTATTTTTCTTCTTGTTTAATATCAATGTTAGTGTGATTGTGAATTTGTTTTCTAAACTCAGGATCGGTTACATATAAATGCATTGCCCTGTCAGATAATTTTTGAAAGGAGAATTTATACTTAACGCATGAAATCCTAAATTCATCCCATATTACCTCATTAACCTTAACACTGGTTAGTACTTGTGATTCTTTCATAGATTTGTTTTTTATACTGTCGTATATAAATATATGCGAATCTATCAAGATACACCTTTATCGCAAAATTCTTTTTTATTAAATGGACAATATAAACAATTATCTCTAGACGGACGAGCGGCAAAAGATTCATCACGGTATTTACCATTCTCATCAAATACCTCCTCAATAAACTCAGTAACAGCCTTTGTGGCTTTACCTAACTTAATTTTTCCACTTGCTGGAGAGAATAACTGAATACGTTTTTGACCATATTCTGCTCCTTCCCATACTTTTCTTCTAGTAATAAAGAACTCAATCTCAATATTATCTATTGGGATATTGTATATTTGGCTGAAGTATTGTTTGTATAGGATAAGTTGGAATTGTTTTGTCTCATCTTTTTTAGCCTTGTCATTCCATCCTCTAGTACTTGTTTTAATGTCTATAATCTTAATCGTGTTAGTAAGTTCATTATACAATACTAAGTCTAGATAACCCTTATAAATAATGTTTTTACGTTGGGGATGAGGAGCAAGATTAATTGGCACCTCACATCCTACCAGGTGCCAATTTTTCTTACTAAAATATCCTGACTTCTTTTTCTTGAAGAACTTTAAAATCTCTAAACCATCCTCATAAAATTCTCTCAACTCAATTGGGTCACTAAAGTGTACTTTTTTATTCGCCTCATATTCTTTTCTATACACTTCACCTAATCTATCTTGAAGGTAAGCTTCTATATCAATTCGGTCAGCTTCAGCTCCACTCACTTCATAAAACACAGTAAGGTAATGCTGTAATGTTTCATGTAATGCGGTACCAAAAACAGCATGTATAGATGGTTCTGAAATGTAATTTCCTTCCTTGTATTGTAGAGACCATTTTTTAGGGCAAGAACGAAACATAGACATTTGACTATAAGATATAGTTTTCATATAACTATAATCCATCTCAGGAAATGTATGTTTCTGTATTTCCTTTACTAGTTTAGGTATTTTCTTCTTCTTACTCAAGATATTATTTTTTCCACTTGTTTCTTAAAACCATCATCGCTATTATACCATAATTGGCGATGTCAATAAAACTATCAGTCATTGACTCACCTTGAACAAAGTTATGTCCATCACGTTTAATTAAATTTTTCAAGCGGTTGATTTTGTCATTACAGCGTAACCAAATACCCATAATAGACAACTTAACATCTTCTTTGTCCTCTAAGGTAGAACCTAAAGAAATATTATTAATACCATAGTCAAGCATTTTACTGGCAAATAAAGCGTATTGTTCACTTTGGATACGTTTAAATTCTTCTGCTAATTCTGGGTATTCTTTTTCAAATACTTCTATAGTGGTAGATGTGGTTTTGGTAGGGCCTGGAGATATTGTATCCCAACGTTTTGGGAAGGGTGGGTATAGCTCACTATTTTTTGTCATAATTTTAATCCTTTTAATAATTTTTTCTGTTCTTTTTCATCAACACCATGTCTATTTAATATGTCTATGATGCCCTCTTCACCTAAAATATAGGTATACTCTTCGGCTTCTCCAAGTGAGATTGTATATTCTTTAGAAATATATAGTAAGAGATCATCTGAAGTACGTTCCTTAGATGACTTGATATACTTTGACCAAACACTCTTCTTAGGTATCATATCACAATAAATTCTATATACTTTTTCTTTTTCATTATGTGGGATAATTTGTACATAATTAACTATATCAATGTATTCCCTAACCATTGATAGCAGACGATGGATTAAATAAACATTAAATGAAGCTCTATCATCTTCACTGAACGAGCTCCATTTACGTTTATTTGCTGTGATTTCCTTTATCCAGTCAAATATTACCATATTAGTCTTTGGATTCAAATTCTTCTCTTAATTCTTTAGGCAACAACTCAGCTAAAATATCTCCAGTCTGAATGTCATAGAATACAGGAATGGGCACAATAGCGTCTTCGGGAGTGCCTGCCACGAATTTAGAGATTTTCTTTAAAATAACACCTTCGGCAAATACACAATTTCCTTCAGGTGAATATACTGTCTGTGCTGATTTTAAGTCAATGTTCAGCTTCATTTTGTTTTGATTTTCCATTTAATTTATTTATTATTTAATATATATTTTTTCAGGTAGGTATCCAAATACAAATTTAGTTACATCACATAACCATAATTGTAAATTATACTCTACCCCGTTATAGTATTTCATTATATATAATGCTCCTCCTATACTAGGTGTATCTTCTATTTTTTCTAGAACATCACAACTATTAAAGAACTCTAAAGAAATAGTTAATATTACATTATTTTCTCCTTGTGAAATTATATCTAACATAGTATCCGCACCTTCAATCATTTCCAAGTCTTCTTTACTACCAC